ATCCATAAGCAAACAAGATGATGACAAGGTTGTGCATAACTATACAGTGTTTATTAATGTAAACAGCATGTCTAATCCTGTCATATCCGTAAATGTAGGCAAGGATGTTCATAAGGCGAATGAAATTGTCAGCCTTATAAATGTAATTATCTATAATAGGGACAACAAAAGTTAAGAATACTGTTGTGAATAGTGGAATATGAATATTGTCCTTCTTAACTCGTTTTTTAGCGGTGTATGCTTTCTGTTACAGTAGAAGAAGGGGAATGCCCCGGGGCTTATTGCCCGGGGCTCTGTCTGTTTTGCTTACGCTTGTGCTTCTGGTAGAGTTCGCAGTTGCGACATGAGAGGGGGAGGTAATAATGCACCGTCCTGTCTTCTTCCTGCACTTCGTCTTTTTTCATTTGCTGTAGGTCGGCGTACTTGGCAAGTATCTCCACACGCTTAGGGTCTGTCTTAGGCAGGGTGAATGCGGTCTTGAGCATTTGTTGGAGCACATCTTCCTTGGTGAGCAAGCGGGTCTCTTCAGGGGGTTCTCCCTCGCTTGCAGTTTCTGTCTCGGTTCCTCTCTTTACGGCTGCGGAACGTAGTTTTAAATATTTGGCAAACGCCGTATCGGTAACGGTCTTCATCAACTGGTCATTGTTGTACTGGTCAGAAAGGACGGGTTTGAGCTGCCCGGTGACGATATAGGCATCGGTTTCTTTCCACCCCAGTGCCATGAGGTCGGCCATGGCTTTTTCAACTATGGATATTTTCGCTTTTTTGGCCTCGGTGTTGAGCTTACGTGAGTATTCTATCATGACGGTTTTATGTTTTGTTTTCCGGAAGTTGAAGAATTGTTTTTCGCGGAAGCCAGTAACGTGACTTTTTTCTTGGCTATCTCGTCAGCCAAAGCGGCTTCACGATTCTCCTTGTTTTCTTTGAGTATACGGTCATACTCGGAATTGGTGGTATAGATGGTTTCGAGTTTTTCGGCGGCAGTCTGCACGGACATAAAACCATTTTGTACGGCCGATGCGAGGTCGGCCACGACGGCTGAATTATTGATATGGACGTAGGGCTCGATGTAATAGCGCATGTTGAGGTTCCCGAATGCGATGGTGTTTTCCGTTTCCACACCATAACCATACGCAAAAAGCTCTACCATATCCCTCAAAACATCCTGATATTCCGCAGCATCAATCATTGCCTTTTCGTAGGCCGGGGAATATAATATCTTCAATGCGGCTGCGGGCAAATCCCCGGATTTGAGTTCAGGGGGGATGACTGAAAATGATTGTTCGTATATCATCTTGTAAAGTGTGTCTATCTGCTTCATATAGGATTCAGATGCACTTTGAGAAGAAAGATATGATGCCTTGTCATCGGTCCCCATAGAAAGGGTCTTGATGGTTCCGTTAAGGTCGTGCTGAATGTCCACGCTGTCCCCCTCACTTTGCAAGATAAGTATAGGTTCGCCAAACGCCTGGTTGTTGTGGGCCATCTGAGAAAATGACATCTCATATCCGTCGATGCTGCCTTGAGAGTGAGACCAGCATGCCCCCTCTTCATCCCTCTTGTATGCCACAGGTACACGTTGGAATCCATGCGGCTTTTTCTCACCGACTTGTACATACCCGTCAAGTCCGAATATTCCGATGACCACGTCGTAAACGGTACGCCCCTTCCCCACTCCTTTTTTATAACGGTACATGTATTTCTTATCCCAAACTTCAAGCCATTCAGCCGTGGTGTTTCCCTCGTCGTCATAGTCGTAGTAGGAACGTGCGAAAAGCGTCAGTTCCCCCGTTATGGAATCATAGTGCGGATAGAGCGTATCCCCGTTCATGTAAGAAAGTGACTTGCACCCCGATACCTTATTGGAAAGATAAAAGACCAAAGCCCCATCGCCAGTCTTCTTTACGGAAGAGGCCAGTTTGTAAAATTCCACCTCCATGTCTTTTTTAAGCCAGCCTTCACGGAAAGAGAGGAACTTCTCCTGTTCTTCGTCCGTCGGACATGCCGCACCCAGTTCAAACTGTATGTCATTCCCGCAAAGATGTACAAGTTGTTTAATCGTAATAATCTGCTGAAAAGCAAAAGCATATCGTGGAACGAGTTCCTTGTATATACGCCTTATCTTTTTCCCCGTATCGTCTCCGTTCTCGTCGTACACGGTTTCTTCTTCCTCGCGATAAATATCGGGATAAAAAGCCGGGTCGTTAATGGCATGCCCTGTGGGATAGTACTCACGAATGAAGTCTGCCTGCGTGACGATTTCAAATTCCATATTGTCTGCCGGCATAAGGGGTTCTTCAATGGAAGAAAACCTCCCGTGTGATATGTATCCGGACGGACGTATGCGTTTCCACGGACGTTTTGCCTTGATTTCTCTTTTCTTCATATTATCTGTAATTTAATGGGTTCACATATCTCAAAAGCCCTTTCGGGCGATGCCTTCCCGGCTTTTTTATCTCGAATATCATCCGCATAAAAAGGGACTCCATATAGTCGGGAGAATGGCCAACGAACTTTTTCATATCCTGCTTTTTTATGAGACAGAACCCTTTATCGGATGTTTCCTCACTGGCCCGGATACATTTTCTCTCCTTCATAAGAATCTGTTTGAGTTCCCATTTCTCAAACCCCTTTCCGGAGTATTTGCGTTTGAGCAACCTGGGATTGATGGACATTTCCCCGTCAATAAGCTTATGGGCAAAAAGGTAGGCACACTGCGACTTCACGTTGTCGTAGACATAGCGGTATTTGTCCTCCACGGCCTCCCGGTTGTTGAACGGCACGGCCCGCCGGAAGAATCCTTTGAAAGTCTGTCCCAACCCGTTAAGGTCATAGGTGAAGTTTTCCTCCAACACCCCCCACTCTTCGAGTTTGGCTTTCACGGACGAAAGGGAACCTTTGCTATCGTGACGGCAAACGAAAACATCTTGTATATGCCATCCACACCAAAGCCATAGCACGAGGCTGTCTCCTCCCTCAAAGGCCACGTCGCATGAAGCATAACGTTTCCCTCCAGTAAGTTCCGGCATGGAGAAAAACTGCTCCATGTCGTGCATCTTGATGATGTCGTCACCCACGTTCTTGAAATTCCAGTTGCCTTCCAAGTCGCGGGCACGCTGCTCTTCGTCCTGCTGTGCAAGGTTGGCCACATAATTGGGGTCGGATTCGGTAAGTTTCTTGTTGTCTTCCAACCTTGCACGTGTAAAAGTGACGGATTTGGTAAACATGCGTGCGCGGTCGTACCCCATTTCCTCATATCCTCCGGCTTCATACAAAGGGTCTATGATAGACTTGCACTTTTCATACACTTCTTCCGGCGTGTCTCCCCAATAGATAGTCTCTACCGTATTGCCATCCATGAAGCAATAGCGTATGACCCCGTCGCGTTCCGGTATGGGCAGTCCATCCTCCCCAATCCACCAGTCTATGAATTTCCGTACCCAACTATCAGGGTCAGGGTTGCACGTCCCCCAAAAACGATTCCGCAATCCAAACGCATTACGGTTGTTGGTAATAAGGTATTTAAACTTTTCATAACTTACATGCGTAATCTCGTCAATACCTATATAGTTATATTGGCGGCCTTGAAACCGTACCTTGAAATCATCGAATCCTCCGGAAAAATAAGAAAACTGTAAATTCCCTCCCTTATTGAAGTTCCATGTCATGTCATTGATGGAACGGTTATAATTACCATGCTGCGAATAAAGCATATAGGAGGTTTTTACCAAATCCCGAAGGTCGTCCTTCTCATTTCGTAGAAGAAGTGCGCAGAAACGGGGATTATACACGTCTTTCAGGGCTTCCATAAGGAGGGTGAAAGACTTTGCCCCTCCCCGGTTCCCGCCAGTGATGAGTATGTCCACGTCTTTGGCAAGATTCTGCTCCTGCGCACCGGGCTGCGCCACGATGCAAAGAGGGTTGTTTTTCCCTTTGTCCCTTTTCCGCAGTCCTTCCACATATTCGTAAGTGAATATCTTTTCTCCTTCTACCGTATAAAATCCTTCTTCGTACATAATCACAAAAAGGCCTGCAGAACATACATGTGCATGTCCTTGCAGGCCTTGTCGGCTCTTTTCTTATTATGGCTTGTGCAAATATAGTAAAAATCATATTATTTTATACTCTTTCATATAAAAATATGATGATTTGTTTTGTATATTCCATTTTCATTCTTATATTTGTGGCATATTCGGAAGATGAATGTTGAAGATACGAAGCAGAGTGAGTATCCGTCAGGATGAAATGGCGCACAAAATGGCCACCTGCCCGCTCTGCGGACAGAAATTAGGAGATGTGACCTACTTGAAAGGCGTATTGATATTACGTGTCAAGTGCCGAAGGTGCAAAAAGTATGTCGATATCGAGGTAACAGGAACAGGAGAATAAAAATATAATAACCGATAAAGGCCAAAGAGCCGTATGGATGCAAAAAGCGTCTGTACGGCTCTTTTTTTTGTTTGATACTTAAAAGACGAAAAGAATGGAAAAAGAACAAATCTTATCCGAGATGGTTGCGAAGCTTGGAAAAACCAGTTTGTCGCAGCGTACAATTTCAGGCTACGTGGAAGGTAACCTCCCGACTGATGGCGTTGAGCCAGACGATGCGTATTGGCAGAAACATGTGGGGTTTCTGAAAAGCCTTGACGGGAATTTCAGCCATGACGTAGCGCATGCCGTGGACGAGTTCAAAAAGAACTACAAGGCAGACCCGCCGGGCGGTGATGACGGAGGCTCTAAAGGCGATTCCGGAAATGCGGGAAGCCGTGACGATGCCTTACTGAAACGCCTTGAAGCCATGGAAGAACGGCTCAAGGAATCGGAAAACCAGGCAAAGAAAGAGCGTATGCGCAAGGAAGTATCAGACAAGGCCGAAAGCCTGAAGGTAAGCAACAAGGCTTTGTGGAAAGATGCCGTAATGATGGTTGAACTGAACGACGACACGGATGCCGGGAAGTTATTGGAAGAAACCAAAAAGGTCTATGAAAGGAAACTCAAATCGTACATCGGTGAAGGGGCGACACCTTACGGCGGAACACAAAGGCAAGCGGGCGTACATCAGGACACGGAAGAAGCCAAGGCCAAACGCGAAGCTTTCAAAGCCCGCATGGAAGGCATGGGCCGTCTTCCGAAAAGAGAGCATTAAAACAGGATAACAAACTAAAAAAGGTAAGAAGATGAGGTTTCAGGAAGGAACATTCAACACCATCGGCCAAAGGCAGGCACAGTTTGGCGGGAATTTCCCTGTATGGGCTCGTGTACGCGAACTATACAAGGGAGGCGGCAAGATAGACGCTTCGCAGTTTGCCCCCGGCACTGTTATCGGTGCCGGTACGATGGTGAAATTCAACGGGTCCGGCCAAGAAGTCGAGATTATCACCGCCAACGGTGTAGAAGGCGTGAAGGAAGTGGACAAAGTTACCGTAACGAGCGGTTGTACTACAAATGGCAACGTCGGCATCAAGCTTAACAACGCCTCGGTGGTGAACATTGCTGTCACAACCGCAGAAAACACCCCCGAATCCGTGGCCGCAAAAATCGCAGCCGGTTCGTTCAGCGGTTGGACAGCCAAACAGGACGGTGCAAGCGTGATTTTCACCAAGTCGGCTTCAGGACCATGCGCTGCCCCAGTCGTGGAAGTCAATTCCACAGGCGTGAAAGCCACAGCAGAAGTCGTAACGGCCGGGG